TATGGCCAAAGCGGTTCCCAACCATGGAGTCAGCACAGCCATATCACCGTAACCCACGCGCTATAGCCAACAAAGTCTATGGTGGACGCATGGGAAACAGAGACGAAGCATCTGGAGATGGGTACCGTTTCCGTGGCTCAGGTTGGCTTCAGTTGACAGGCCATGATAATTTCTTCCATGCAAGCAAGGCTTGTGGGGTGGACTTTGTGATGAATCCTGACTTGGTCAGAACGCCTCAATATGCGTCCATGACTGCGGGTTGGTTTTGGGCTACTCACAATTGCAATGCCAAAGCTGACGTCCAAGATTGGACTGGACTCACAAAGATTATTAATGGTGGTAACTTGGGGTTAGCAGATCGTATCGCTCACACCAACCAAGCCCTTGCCGTTATCAGTGGGTAATGGGACAATAGGGCAACTATAGAGGGTAAGCATGGCGACACTATCGATAATTACACCAGTAGCAAATACGCCATCATGGGTGATGACGTATGACTCATTGACGAGCACAGTACTTCAGTACCTTGAGCGTAATGATCCAGCAGTAGTTGCCGCCATCCCTACATTTATTACCCTGTGCGAATTTGAGATTGCTCAGGAAATCAAGACTTTGGGTCAATTGACTGTTGTTGATGCAACTATGACACCGAACAACCCAGTTCTGCAAAAGCCTGCTCGTTGGCGCAAAACAGTATCAATGTCTGTAAATAACGGCACAAGTATGCAACCCGTATTGGTTCGCAAATTTGAGTACTTGAAGAACTATTGGCCAAACGTCACTCAGACTGGAACACCCATTTTCTATGCTGATACCGACTATGAGCATTGGTATTTAGCACCGACGCCAGATCAAGCATACAACTTTGAGGTTTTGTACTATGAGCGTATTGCACCTTTAAGTACAACTAACCAAACTAATTGGTTGACGCAATATGCGCCAAATGCCATGTTGTATGGAACATTGTTGCAAGCCATGCCGTTTTTAAAGAACGATGCGCGTGCAATTTTTCAGCAGAAATATACTGAAGCCATTACTGCACTGAAGACAGAAGATGTCGCCCGTGTTGGTGATCGTTCAGCCATAGCCGTGGACTCTTAATCATGACAACTTACACCAATCCCTACACGGGTCAAACGGTCAACCCATCACAGGTTGGCTATGAATCCATTTCTATTAGCGTAGACACAGTCTTACAGTGGCCAGTCAATGGCAACACCACAAGCGTGGTAGCAAACATTGTTGAGGTGACTGCTACAACAACTAATTTGAAGTTGTTCATGCCTGCGGCCACGCAAGTCTCCGTTGGTCAAAGCACTTTGATCCGAAACATTGGATCAAACGCTTTTACTGTTACTGATACAAGTGGAAACACGATTGTCAGTATTTCATCAGGTATTGCCCAGTACGTTTACGTTACAGACAACACGACTGTTAATGGAACATGGGCATCGGTTACGTTTGGTGCGGGAACATCCGCGGCAAATTCTGCAACCCTAGCGGGCTACGGTTTAACTGCTATTGGAACTACATTAAATCAAGCGTATCCAGTTGCATCTTACTTTTCAAATACAACTCTCAACTCAACAAACAGAGCAAGCTTTATTGTTTGGAGTGGTGGTGTTGGAACGATTACGTTGCCGAGTGCGGGAACAGTTGGGAACAATTGGTTCTGCATGATTCGTAATGGTGGTACTGGTATTTTGACTGTATCCCCATCTGGTACTGACACCATAGATGGTTTGTCATCACAACAGTTACAGATTTCTAACTCGTTTTGTGTATGTTCAAACGGTTCTGGTGGATACAGTTCATTTGGTCTAGGTCAATCATCTACTTTTAACTATACGCAACTTGTGTTGTCTGTTACTGGTGGCACAACGACTTTGTCACCAGTTCAGTACGCCAACGTAATCCAAGAGTACATAGGCACCCTGACATCAAACCAGATCATTGTGTTGCCATCTACGGTACAGATCTACTACATGTCTAACTTGACTGCTGGCGCATATAGTTTGACGTTCAAGACCTCAGTGGTTGGCGGTTTAACGTATGCGCTTGCAAGCGGTACTTCTGCTGTAATCATTTGTGATGGCACAAACGTATTGAATGCTAATACAGCAAGCGTGAGTGCAATTGGTGCGGTTTCTTTTGCAAACGGATCTGCTAGTGCGCCATCTGTTACGTTTTCAGGAGATAACACAACTGGTGTTTACTTGCCTGCATCTGGACACTTGGGACTTGCCGCTAGTGGAGTCAAAGTTGCCGACCTATCAACAAGCGGTGCCGTATTTCCATACGGAATCTCAGGGGGTACGTTTTGACAGCTAAAGTTGTTGCTCTACAGGTCAAGCCAGGCATTCAGCGCGATGGCACGTTATTCAACGCCCCTACTTTTGTAGATGGGCAATGGGTACGTTTCCAAAACGGTTTGCCACGCAAGATGGGTGGATACAAAGGCATTTTCCAAAACGCTAGTGGTATCTCTCGTGGCATGACTATGAGTTCAACGGGTGGCATTAACTATGTCGTTTCTGGATATAGCGGTGGTCTTCAACAATGGCGTACAGACAATGATGATGGTACGGGTAGCGGACCTTACAACTACACCTTAAATAGCTTTACCGTAAGCGCAGACAACTTGTGGCAATTTGATATTGCTTATGACTCAACTGGTGGCAATGTTAATAATATAGTTGCGCACCCAGGCCAAAACTTGAACGCCATCGATAGCACGGTAAATACTAGACCTTTGTTTGGCGTGTTTACTGGTACAACACTAAACCCAGTTGGTGTATTCACAACTTCTGTAGTAACAACAAGTGGGTTGACAGCACTTACGTTGTCTACGCCATCAGGACGTATTGGCGCTGGTCAGACTGTTACAGGAACAGGAATACCCGCTAGCACAACGGTTGTATCTGTAGCCAATGATTTCCCAATCTTGCAATCTGTTGCGGTGACTGGAACGGGAGGACAATGCTCTTGCACCATTACATCTGGTTTGTTTGTTGGTCAGACAGTAACTGTTAGTGGAACATTGACTGGTACTGCAACAGGTTTGGTATCTGGCACAACTTATTACATCATTGCCACCAACAACTCAACAACGTTCACTCTGTCATTGACGTCTGGTGGTAGTGCAATTACCACAACTGCGGGAACAACTACTGGTTTGGTGTTTACTTTAGGTACTTACCAAAAAATTACGTTATCTAATGCGGCAACCGCCACATCATCAGCAGTTACTTTAACGTTTGACAATAACATTTCCGTTTCTGGTGGCGTGATTGTGCTTCACCCATACCTATTTGTGTACGGTAATGATGGGTTGATACAGAACAGTTCTGCGGGTGACTTTAGCAATTGGGTTGCGCCAGATGCTAACGCCAACAACGTCTCTACGGGTAAGGTAGTCAAAGGTCTACCCTTGCGTGGCGGTACGACGTCGCCTGCTGGTCTGTTCTGGACATTAGATTCCGTAGTACGGGTCACTTATGCACCATCAACAGTAGGTGGCATTAACTACTATTGGAAGTATGACTTGATCACTAGTCAGAGTTCTATCATGTCATCACAGTGCGTGATTGAGTATGACGGTATCTTTTATTGGGCTGGCGTTGATCGATTCTTGATGTACAACGGTGTTGTGCAAGAAGTACCAAATACTCAGAACATGAATTGGTTCTTTGACAACTTGAACTATTACCAACGCCAAAAGGTATGGGTAACTAAAGTGCCACGTTGGGGTGAGATTTGGTTCTTCTATCCAAGAGGCAGTGCAACTGAATGTACAGATGCAGTGGTGTACAACGTGCGTGAGAAGACTTGGTATGACGCGGGACAGTCGCCAGGCGCGTATCGCTCTGCTGGTACTTTCTCAGAAGTGTTCCGCCAACCAATCTGGGGTGAAAACATAGCCAATAGCAGTGGCACATATACCTTGTGGCAACATGAATCAGGCGTTGATCAAGTATTTGGCAATCAAGTTGATGCAATTCAGTCGTACTTTGAGACACCGCCTTTGGGTGCTTACACGGGCTTAGTTGGTGCGAGTCAACAAGCGGGCGATAACCTATGGACTCGGTGTGAACGCGTTGAACCTGACTTTGTCCAATCTCAACAGATGTATTTGATAGTGACTGGTAAAGGTTATGCAGACGATGTGGATAACCCATCCGATCCTGTTTACTTTGATCCAGACACATTGAAAATAGACATGCGTGAACAGCGTCGTGAGATGCGTATGCGCTTTGGATCCAATACTATTGGTGGCAACTATTACATGGGTAAGGTTCTTCTCAACCTTGATACAGGCGATGTTCGCGGAACGGGCAACCCATAATGGTTACATATGATCAAAGAGGCATGACATGGGATCAGTGGAATAAACTGACTGAAGAACTGTTCGCCCAACAACAACTTGGCAATGTTCCAGAAGAGCGTTGGAGAGA